CCGGACGCAGTTCTGTCTTTGTAAGACGGATAGCAACCGGTTCGTTTGCAGGAGCAACAACGAGACGACGACCACGAGCAAAAATCTTCAGACCTGCTTGGTCTTTGAAGTTCGTGCGGATGGAGATCATACCGTTGAGGAGCGAGGCTTCATTGAGGTCAACGTCCACCGTAGGACGGTTAGCAATCGTGCCGCCGTCAATTGGATGGTCTGTTGCAATGAGTGCCTTGCCGTCACCGCCGACCGAAGCATTATACGTCGTAGCCGTGTTCAACACGTTTGCGCCGTAAATTTCTTTTGTCTGATGGAACGACTCAATCAGGCCGAGGTTAGACGGCATGAACTGGCTCTTGTAGAGGTTGTCGTCGATGGCCTTGCGCGTGATCGCATAGCCGAGAGCAATTTCAGTATGCTCTTGGTTATAGATGTAGCGTTCGCCAGCGGCGTTATCGAATGCAGTCTGTCCGCCTTCAGTCTTCAACTGAGCAAGACCAAGGAAACGCATTTCTGCGGTGCGCTCAAGCGCCATCTTTGATTCGTGCTTCGTGAAGATTTTGTCGTATTGCGACGGAATCTGCTCGTATTTGCCTTCAATACCACGGAGACCGGGGAGGAGAAGGTCTTTAATAGATGAGAGATTGACAGCCATTTGGCCTCACTCCTATTAACCGACCGAGGTCAACTGCTTGGTCGAGACGTTGTTGAAGGAAACAACTGCATAGTTGTAAGCACCCGACTGCGTTCCGGGACCACCCGGAGGCTGCGTGACGAGGCTGACAACGCGGAACGGATATGTAGCCGTTGTGTTTGGCGTAACAGCCATATCAATGTAAGCACCCGAAATGCCCGTGGACGAGTTACCCGTTCCATAAGCAAATTCGACGTTCGCATTAATGTCACCGAACACAAGACCAGTCACAGACGAGTTACCCGCCTGAACCAAGAACTTCGCGTTTGGATCATTCACAACATATGCTTCTACGTCGCCGTTAGCATCCGAACCGGGCCAATAGTTTGACCAGACCGTGCGCTTCTGCGAGGTCGAAAGATATTTGCATCCGAAGAAGATACCAGCGATCTGGACAGCAGAACCGGGGGTTCCTTTGCCAACATAGCCAGTGTTAAGCGGATATACTGGATCGCCGTAATAAACAGCGTTCGTATCACCCGAAGCAATATACATTGCAATCTGTTCATAGGTGGGCGCTGAGCCCGTGCCTTGATACTGACGGAAACCAAAAGGCGCATTTGTATTTGCCATGACGGTTTCTCCTTTTTGAAAGGATGTCCATCATCACCACACCGGGGGCAATTTAGAACTAGGACTTATGAACTCTCCACGCCGGGGGAGAGCAGCCACTTGGACTTGGTGCGGATTATATACCAATTTTGGGAAAAGAAAAGGGGCCGGTTGCCCGACCCCCAAGTCACCCGAATGTTATTGTCACATGCTTTGCATTGGGTGCGGAAGCCGTGAAATTCCACCCTAGGCTTACTTCTCTGGAATTGGAATAGCCTCGTAAGACTTTTTGATTTGTGGTTTTGCCTTAGCGTGATCGCGGGTCATTGTGCCTTCCGGCGTTCCGGCCAATTGGGCTTCCTTTGACCGAACCTGATCCGCCGCACGGCGACGTTCGATAAATCGAGCCTCATCGACGATCTCGGTTGGGCGCTCCATAAGAACCAGACCCTTGCGAAGGATGATGTTGCCGTTATCACCGATTGCCATCATGCTTGGATGGCGTGAAGATGGGACAAATGCCCAACCTTTACGTTCCTGTTCGCGAATATGGCTACTGTCGATCTGGTTATAAGTGGAATACCGCTTCCATTCGTAGGTAAATCCATCAGGAATTATATCAAGAGGGATATAAAACTCATCTGTTCCTTCATCCAAGTCACCCAAATGGCCGCGAATTTCGGCTGCACGTTTTTTAGCACGCTCCAAATCGGTTTCTTCACGCATAGCAGGCCTCATTTCACCACGAGCCGCAAGTTTTGGCTCTGCATCATGTTCTTTTGGCGCTGCTGACCCTAAACCTTCAGATTCAAAATCAACTTCTGACAGGGCTTTTGGCATTTTTGACCGGCGAACGGCCTGTTTTTCGTTTTCAATTTCCATTTTTACGAATCCTTGCTCATACGGCCTTCTTTTTGAAGGGCCATTTTGTTTGCTGCATACTCTTTTTCAGTCATCCCAAGCGATTTTGCCGTTTCGACCTCTGTTCGGGTCAAGCGAATCACATTTGGACGGCTTCCATACCGCTCAACTGGAGCCGGTGGTGGAGGAGCCTGCCGAGGTGATGCCTTTGCCGCAGATGACATCGGCTCATCGTCGCTATCTTCGACCTGTTTGCGCCTTGGGGCCGGTTTTTCTTCCGTCAAACCAAGACGTTTTTCGATGAACTCAAAGTATTCGCTCGTGTCTGGGTCAATACCACGGCGGACGGCTGCACCATGAGCATCAAACATGTCGTTGATCATGTGCGGGTCATCAAGTGATTCGCGGTGTTCCTTCAGCCACTTTGCAGATGTCGGAGAAACAGACTTGATGATGTCATCCAGACCACCAACCTGTGGTTGTTTGACGGCTTCCTGACGCTTGGATGCTTCAACTTCGGCCTCCAATCGCGCAGCATCAATGCTGTTCTTAGAAATGTCAGACTGAATTTGAGCCGCCAGATCAAAGTCATTGATCGACATCGCCTCAGACCATTTAGCCTTTAGTGCTTCGCCTTCATTCCGCAATTGATGAGCAGCCGCAGCAATAACGTGCTTCCGGTTTTCAGAAGCCTCCTGCCGCGCCATGTTCTTTTCTTGCTCTGCACGTTCACGCGCCTGACGTTCTTTTTTCAGATCGCGTTCTAACTTTTTGAGTTCCTTGTGAGCGTCAAACTCAGGTGCTTTCGTAGCCTGCTCAGGCTCATCATCACCTTCTACGATGACAATAGGCTCGTCCTTTTTTGCTTCTTCTTGTTGCTTTGGTGCTTCATCCAAAACAATTTCGATATCTTTTTCTTCATCCATAATGCTCTCCATTACCAAACTTGATCAGGGACTTCGATGCGGCCCTTGACCTGTGTGTCACTGAGAATGCGGCACAAGACCCCATGCACAGTAATGCTCCATCCGTCAGACGGGCGGAATACAAGCCAGTCATTCAGATTGAACGTCTCACCCGCGAACCATTCGCCGGTTGTATCTTGAAATGCTGTCGGTCCTTTTTTGACCAACAACCCAACTTTTGATTGATAGCGATCTTCATCTGTCGTCTTTTCAGTCAGATAAATACCACTCTTGGTCTTCTGAGGGCGGATATAAACCGCCACCAAAATCTGGTTATTGAACAATTCCACCGAGGAAAGATCGCCCAACTCAGTAAGCAAATTTTCCTTTGGATCGGCTTCGTGCGTCATTCTCATAAACGGCATTTATTCCCCCTGTTGGTCTCTGCCATTAGCGATTGCATCGGCCTCTTCTGAGAGTTCCAATGCCTTTTTCATCCCATCAATCACGCCAAGGCGATACTTGTAGGAAGGAAAATCATGAATTACGTTGTTGGATAGGATGGTCTCTAACAATCTTGATATCTCTTCTTCGATTAATTTTTCATACTGATTGATATACAAAGCGTGAAACGTAAGCATAGATTCCCCCGTTAGGTTCCTAGTGTTAAGTGGTGCGGAGATTGAGGGGGATCAACCTCCGCACCGATGCGGCCAAGGAGAAAGCCGCAATTACTTTTTGCGTGACTGGATTTCGGTCTTCTCCAAACGACCTTTGCCAGAACCTGCTCCAGCATCCATATCCTTGTAAGAACGGTAGACCTTGCCACCGTCATTACGAGCCGTTCTTCCGCCGGTAGCACCCGGAACCTTGTTCGGGTAACCGCGAGCGTCAGACAGATTTAAGCCCTTTTCAAAAGCAGGCTTTGGGATGCGCTTGGCAATGTCCGTCTTCTGCAAACGGCCTTCACCCGATCCTGCGCCCGCTTCCATGTCCTTGTAAGACTTGGCAACCTTTGTGACACGACCACCTGCCTTGCGAGGCATTGGCATAGGAGGCATTTCAGGGCCGCCCATTGGAGAAGGTGCGCCACCAAGCATTGGGGCCGAAGGAGGCATTCCACCACCCATCGGAGCCGCCGCAGGAGCCGCAGGAGCAGGCATCGGAGGCATACCCATTGGAGCAGGAGGAGCAGACGGAACCATGCCTTGTGGTTCTTTCTTGCTTCCTGCCGCAATGATGATGTTGATGTTGGTCTTGCCAGACTTGCCCTTTGACTTGCTGTGGCCTTCGTTGATTGTAGAACCACCGAAAGCGCGGGCGACACGACCGCCGGATTTGCGAGCCATAGGTGCGCTTTGATACATTGCGGTATTAACACCCGTAATTGGGTCAATTGAGGGAGCAGGGCGGCCCGCATTGAGATACTGCCCAACTGACTCATTAAAGTTTGGGTTACCGCCTATAAAGTTCATGCCGCCCGGAAATGGTTGCCCCGGAATTGGCTGAGGATTAATCGGCATCGTTGTATACATGCCCGGAGGACGCATAGGCATTGGCGTTGCAGGCATTGGCTGTCCACCAAACTGCTGTTTGCCACCCATTGGTGTTGGACGGCTCATGCCCATATTAGCAACCGGACGAGGCCCACCCATAGCAGGAGCCTGAGCATTCGGCATACCACGGCTCAATGCGCCTGCTGCTTGGCCCAATGCGCCGCCGATCTGCTTGGCAATACGACCGCCTTTTTTCATCTGTTCGCCGGTAACCGCTTGATACTGGTTACGCAACTTCTGCTCTAGCGGGCCACGTTCTGTTGGCTGTGTGCGCTTGTAGGTTTCAAAATCGCGCCGCATTTCTTCTTTTATCGCATCTTTTGGCGATACCGGAAGCGATGGCTTCGCAGTTGTGCTTGTTCCCTGTCCGGTTCCCATAACACGCGGTGCTGTATAAACAGGCTTGCCCGCACTGTTTGTATTTGCACCAGAACCAAACTCAACAGTCACATTCTTCTTGACCTGAGGTTGTGGACGCTCTGGTGGCAAAGGAATGTTCTTTGGTGTCTTGGCTAAATCTGTCGAATATGACTTGCCCTGAAAATCAAAGTTTTTAGGGCCTTCGCCTGCAAGGAATGCATTACGAGCGGCACGGAATGCTGATTTAAATTCAGCAGAACCGCCTGATGCCTTGCCTGTTCGTCCGCCGGACTTGAGGCCGGGCGTAACAACATTGTTGCCGAACTCCAGAGCCTTGTTCTTAACAATGCCAAGGCGGGGGTCCATCATCATTGGGCC